TGAAAAGATTATAGAGAGTGGTTGTTATTCACTACCTAGCAAAGAGGATTGCGATAATATAAAAGATGCAAACAAATATGATGTATGTTATAGCTGTTATAATATATATGAGAAGGTTAAAGCTTTTAAACAACTAAAATAGGAGGATATTATGAGCGAAGTAGAAAATTCTGTATTAAATGTTTATGATAAAGCAGGAAATATAATTGAAGAATATAATAGTAAAGATGATGATATAGAACAAATTATAAGAGATAATGCTGATAGTGAATGGGAAATGAATAATTATACATTTGAAGTATTTAACAACTAAAATAGGAGGATATAATGGAAGATAAGGACAATATTGTGAGAGATACAAAGTTTATATTAGAAATATTAGGAAGAATCCAAAAATATAAAGAAAGTATGGATTTTTTAGATTTAGAATTTATAGAAAAAATGATTGAAGATTGGGCTGATGAATTGTATGAAAAGTCTGACAGATGTCAATTAGTATCAGAGGTGTTAGGTTCTGATTTAAAAATTAAAGAATATATAAAACTAGGTCTAAAAGCTTTAAAACAAGTAGATTAACAATTTAAGGAGATGATGATATGGGATTATTGATATTGATAATTATAGATTCTAAAAAGAATAATATAAATTGGGATATAGCTTTATTTGCTATAGTAGAGTTAATAATAGAACTTTGTATAATATTTTAACAAAATAGGAGAGAGATTATGATAGATTGGATTGATGTAAATGATAGGTTGCCTGAAAATGGAAAACCTGTAAAATTAAAAACAATAGAAGATATTAGTAGAAAGAAACATATAAGAGGTTCATCTTTCTATGATAATAAAAGTATATTTGGAGTAGATACATTTTGTCTTAAAGTTGCTTCTTCAGGATTTTATTCAAAAACTAAATTTAAAGGATTAGTTAAAAAAGGTTCTATGTATATTTTAGAAGAAATAACACATTGGGCTTATATAAACAAACCAAAGGAGATAAACAATGAGTAATTTAACAATAGAACAACATATAGAAGTATTAAACAAATGTGCTGATAGTATTATATCGGATGATGGAGTAGTGCAACAAGCTATAAGAGAATCGGCTTATGTATTAGAAAAAGAAATAAAAGAGCTAAAGGAGTTATTAAAAGCTTCTTCAGATGATTATAAGGATTTAATAAAAATATTTAGTAAAGAAAAGGATAAGTTTCCTAAAGTTATTTCAGATTTATTAGAAACTAAAATTTGTATAGATAAACTTGATTATAAAGCTTATGAAAGTAAATTATTTAAGTCAAAACAAGAAATAAAAGAGCTAAAGGAAGAAAACGAAAAACTAAGAAATCTAATGATACAAGCTCATTGTGAAAGAGATGCTGAAATATTACAAAACAAATGGAGAGATGTTAATGAGGAATTGCCAGAGGATGATGATGGTTATTTTGAAATATATATTAGGAATAAAGAAAATGGGGAGTTAATTTATGGTTATCCTCAAGTTGTAGAATATAGTAAAGATAATGGGTTTGTATTGATTTGTGATAATAATGGAATAAAAAATAAATATACAGAGGTTCATTTAGGTAAAAAAAATAACTTTTTTATAGAAGGTATATATTATGGAAAACAAATAACACATTGGAAACCAATAACACCACCAATAGAAAAGGAGTGTGAGTAATGGAAGATAATACAGAAAAAGTTGGGGTTTGGAAACTAAAAAAAGCTTTCAATAATATGGAAGAAGTTGCTGGATTAATACCAATAAAAAAGAAGATTATAGAAAAAGGTATTGTTAATTTTTATTCTTGTATATTTGAGTGTTGGGGGAAACTATATAGAGTTTATACAAATGATAGTTTTGGTGGACTATTTGAAGATTTAACACACTACAAAGAACCAAATGCAATAGCTGAAGAAGTAGAAGTTGAGTATATTAGTTTTACAAGATATAAAAAGGTAAAAAATCTTAAATACAAAGACCCTCACACAGAGAAAGGAAACAATGATGAGTAATTTAACAGTAGAAGAGAGATTAAAGACACAAACATTTTCTATAAAAGAATTAAAAGAATTTATATCTAGCGAAAGATTTAGCAAAGGTACTAATTATGCTTTATCTATGGCTTTAAAGTATGCTATGCTTTTAGAATCTCAAGAAAAAGAAATAAAAGAGCTAAAGGAAGCTTTAATAGGTATGTATTTTGCATATATGAATAAAGATATGGAGTTTCCTCACGACTTTGAGAAAACAGCTTGTAAGAAATGTTTGAGTCTAGTTGACCCATATATTAAAGCACCACCAACAGAAAAGGAGTGTGAGTAATGGAAGAAAGACTATTTAGAGTTTGGGATACTAGATTAAAAGAACATTGGTATTTTAAAAAAGAAACATTAAAGTGGCACCTTGAGTCAGATATAAATAAATCAATTTCTTTTGAATATATTTTTACTTCAAAAGATAGATTTGTAAAAGAGTTTTGCACTGGATTAAAGGATAAAAACGGAGATTTAATTTATGAAAATGATTTATTAGTAGATGAAGATGGTTATCATTATAGTGTTATGTTCTGTCAAGATACATTTGGTTATGAAATAAAATTATATAAAGATGTTAAACTTTACAAAAAAGGGGAAATGGCAATTAGTTTTGAATCACAAGTTAAAAGATGTAAAAAAATAGGAAACATCCACACAGAGAAAGGAAACGATGATGGAAGTAAAAAATAAAAAACAAATGATAGAATATTTAAATAAAGGTATATCTGGAGATATTTATAAAAGATTTGAATGTTATAGCACACATTTTAGACCATTCGAAAAAAATTATACAGAAGAAGAAAAGGTTGTTTTAGATTTTGTAAAAGATGATAATAAAAAAGATTATGAAACTATTGAAGTATCTAAGCAAGATTTATTTAGTTTATTAGAGTCAAATATATCAACAGTATTTAACGGATACAGATTTTATTTTGAAGATTACAAGAAATTAGAAGAATTTTGTAAAATAGTAGAAACAGATTAAAACTAAAGGAATCCACCAATGATTAAGCTACTAAAAATATTTTGGTATAGATACATAAAACAAGTAATAATATGTAATTGTGGTTCTTTAGATATTAGTTTTAGCAGAGAAATACCAATGAATTATTATTGTGGAAAGTGTGGTAAAGTATGTTAAAGCTACTAAAAAGACTAATTGAAAAACACTATGATAGAAGAGGGTATTGATATGGGATATATTGTAGGGGTTGTTATGATTTTGTTTTATTGTTATAGTTTTGTTAAGGCAGAAGATTTATGGGATGATAATAAAATTATTAGAAGTTTTGCATTAGCAATTTTAGGAGTATTATCACTTATTATTGGTGGAATGAGTATAATTATTACAGGAACTATTTAACCAACCATCAAGTATATAAGAGAGGAAAGAAGAGGAAATAATATGATACATAAGATTAAAATGTGGTTCTTAGGACTATTCGCAGAAGATATTGAAAAACACTATGATAGAAAGGGATAAATAGATATGCCTTGTTTGAAAGATATGACATTTTATGTGATATACTTAAAAAAAGTATGTAGAAGTGATTTTGAAGAAATATATGAAATGCTTAAAACTGGAGCAGCAAGTGGAGATGTAATTTTCACAACAAGACCAGAAGCAGAAGCAAAACTTAAACAACTAAAAGGAAAGGAAAAATAGATATGAATCAAGATAAAAAAAATGAATTATGGGCTAGTATTATAACAACAGGTATTATATTTTTAATAATTACAATAATAAGTCTATTAGTTAATTATGGAAGTAAAAATTCTATTTGTTATAAATATCAAGAAGTTCACAATAGAACTTGTGAAGATTTAAGAAAAGATTGGCATATTATAAAAACAAAGGAAAAACTTAAACAACTAGAAAGTGAGGAATGAGATGGGTTACATAGATGAAGAAATACAAAAATTAGAGTATTTGTTAGTTGAATATCAAGGAAGACACGAGAACGATACGGAAAAGTATGGCGATATAAATAGAGTTGAAGAAGCATTACAGCCATTTAAGATAGCAAAAGCTCAAGCAGAAATGATTATAGAAGGAATAAAAAAGATTAACAACGGCAGGTCAACTTAATTTGTGTTTTAACTCTTTTTTACAACTTTGAATTAACACAAGCCTGCCACTTTAAAAGGAGAATGTATGAAGAAACAAAAGATAATAGTTAAGACTGATGGTTATGAGTTTGAAGAATCTAAAGCATATTGGAGAAAAAATCGTAAAGTAAAAAAATATATAAAAACAAGGCATAGCAGAGCTGTGAGAAGATTATTAAAAGGAGAATGAGAGAAATGAGAGAATATCAAAAACAAGCATTAGAAAAAATTAGAAAAGATATAAAAAATGGCATCATATTCCATCCTTGTATGTATAAGTATCCTAAACCAAGACCATTAAACGATATGGCAGATGGCTTAAGTATGTGTTTTAGGAATTTAAACAAACAAACTAACAAGAGAGGATAAATAGATATGAAAACAGATAAAGTAATAGTAAATAAGGAAAAGAAACAATATAAAATAAAACTTGACAAATAAGTATTAATAAATTAATCTATCAAAAAAATAAAGGAGAAGATATGCGTAGAATTATTATAACAACACAAAACTGCCCAGATTGCAGAACAAAAAAAGTAAGGTATCAAGATATGAAATTGCCATTAGATGAGATAAAAGCAGATTCAGAGCAAGGGAAGATGTTAATCGAAAAATTTGATTTAAAAAGAGCTGGGGCAATAATTGATTTGGATGAGATGAGGCTGATTGATGAGTAACCTTTCCGCTATAATAGATAAAAAAGGAGTAAAAAGAACTTGGCTTGAAAAAGAAACTGGCATTCTTGTTCAAAACATATATCAATATGAAACAGGTAAAAGAAAAATAACAAATAATATAGCTAAAAGATTAGCTAAACCGTTAGAAGTAAATTATATGGAGATTATTGAAGATGAAGGAATCGCAGTTTCAGATTAAAGTAGTTAATTGGTTAAGAAAACACGGTTATTATGTATTTAGTTGCCCAAATGGACTTCATGCAGCTGATATTATAAATGTTAGAATGAATAAATTAGCTGGAATGACTAATGGTGTAGCTGACTTAATTGTTTTAAGACCAAAAAATAACAAATTCATTGATAGAATAATAGAGCTTATAGATGAATTAGAAGATGATAAAAAACTTGAGATTATAGATTTAATGGTAAAAAATAATCAAGCTAGATGTGTGTTTCTAGAGTTAAAAACAGAAACTGGAACACAAAGAAAAGAACAAGTTTTATTTGAAACTATAGTTAAATCAATGGGTTTTGAATATAGAATAATAAAACCAAGCACGGATTTTAAAGAGGTATATGAATGGTTAAAATAAAAGAGGTAATATCGCAAATAAAACAACGAATCGATGTTATTAGTTATGCAAGAGATGTCTTAGGATTTCCTATATCTAAAGAAGGGGATAGATGTCAAGGGTTAGAACAAAATAATACAAAAAACGATAGCCTTATGTTTTCTAAGGACGGTTGGTATGATTTTCATCTCAAAGAAGGTGGAGATGTTATTTCTCTAGCTCAAAAAGTTAAATTTAATGGCGACTTTATGGAGGCTGTTAAAGATTTAGCTATGAGATGTAATATAGAAATAGATACAAGACATAATTATAATTGGGTTCAAGAAACTAAAAATTACTCAGATGAAATAGAAAGTTGCCATAAAAACCTAAGCAAAGAGCATATTGGTTATTTTGTCGGCAGAGGATTTACAGAAGAATTTTTAAAAAGTATAAAACTTGGAACAAAAGGTGATAATATAATAATACCTTGTTTTGATTGGTATGGTACAAAAATATTACCTTGCTATCATCAAGAAAAAATATACCCTAATGGAAAATATAAATCAGCTCCTTTAGATATGATACCTAATAAGTACAAATCACCCTATGGACTACATACGTTAAAAAGAAATATGCCTTTAATTATTACAGAAGGAATTACAGATGCTATGTCTTGCGACCAAGAAGGTTATCAAACATTATCTCCTCTTAGCACAGAATTTAATAAAGAAATAGAGCCTAGGGTATGGGGTGCTTGTAGAGGAGCCAAGGAAGTTATACTTTGTTTTGATAATGACAAACCAGGTCAAAATGGTATGTTTAAACTTGGAATGAAATTATTTTATAGAAACATATCTTTTTCAGCATTTATACCTCCAGTTGAAGAAGAAGATTTAAACGACTATTATCAAAGAAAAAAAACATTAAATGAAATAATGGAGCAAAAAGAAGAAGGGCATTTGTATCTAGGTAAAAGAATTACAGACAAAAATGAATTTAGGAGATTTATAAGAAAAATGGCTTCTACTTACTCACCTGATGATGTAGCTGAATTTATGGGTATAGTTAAAGAAGCTAAGATGTTTTCTCCTTTATGGTTAAAAGAAACTGAAAAGTTATCTACAAAAATGCCTCCAGAGTCAGATATAGTTGATAATATAAACAAAAATCACAAATATTTTTTTAATGAAGCTTTAGGTTTTTATGAGTATTCTATGGGATGTTACAGACCTAGGCAAAACACAGAGATACATTCAGTTATAAAACACGAGTTAGGTAATTTTGCTAGAGGTACTATATTTGGTTCGGTTAGAAAACATATCGAAGCTATGTCTATTAGTGTTGATGAATTAAATAAGGGGCATTATCTTAATTTTGTAAATGGTATGCTTAATTTAGAAACTGGAAAAATGGAAGACCACGACCCTTCTTTTTTATCAACTATACAGTTAGATTATTGTTACGACCCAGATGCTCAATGTCAGAGATGGAGAGAGTTTATTGATGAAATAACAGATAGTAATGAAAAGAAACAAAAGCTATTACAAGAGATAGCAGGTTATGTTTTATATTCAGATAATAGCTTACAAAAAGCATTTGTTATGATTGGTGCAGGTAGAAACGGTAAGTCAGTATTCTTAAACACACTAACTAAAGTATTTAATAAAAAAAATACATCTAATGTTGAGATTGCAGATTTAGTAGAGAGTTTCCAGAGGATAAAATTAATGAAAAGTATGGTTAATATTTGTACGGAGATGTCAGCCGATGTTTCTCAAGCTTCTAGTTTTTTTAAACAAATAGTGGTTGGAGACCCTGTTTCTGGTTGTTATAAACACAAAGACTATATAGAGTTTACACCTAGAGTTAAATTTATATGTGCTACAAACTCTATGTTTAGAACTAAAGATGTTACTGACGGTTTTTTAAGAAGAATATCTTTTATTAAATTTGATTTAGAGTATCACATTGATGTAAACGATATAAGAAGACCTCATCACAGAAAAGCAGATGTTAATTTAGAAAAAACTCTTGAATTAGAGTTACCTGGTATATTTAATTGGTGTTATGCTGGTTATAAAAGATTACAAAAACAATCAATGTTTACCGAAACAAGCGAACACAAATATCTAATTAAAGATTTAAGAAACACAGAAAATCCTCATATGGTATTCTTTGAAGAGGTTAAAGAGATAGAATACACTAGAGAAAGCTTATGGAGATCTTACTTTAATTGGTGTGGCGACCAAGAAATAACAACAAAAGTAAAATCAGACTTTTATCTTATGGCTGATATATCAATGATAAAAGAATACAATAATTTAGGTGAAGCAATTTATAGAAAGAAATAACTTGACAAACACTTTTTGTTGTGTTATAATAAATAATATAGAAAAGAGGTAAAATAAATGGAAGAAGAACCATACACAATATCAGCTAGTAAAATAAGTTGTTTTAAAAAATGTAGGAGGGATTTTGAACTAACATATATTGAAGGATTAGAACCAGCTCAAAAACATTCTACTCTAGCTATTGGTAGCAAATACCACGAAGATTTAGAGCAATATTTATTAGGTAAAATTACAAGTAGCGACAACTACTTAGTCCAAGCTTTTATCAATCATATAGATATTAGTTCTTGGGAAGATATAACAACTGAGGAATATAAGAATTCTGGTCTGTCTCACGATATCAGACTTAATTCAATCACCGATGCAAAGACAAGTGTTAATAAAAGACGTTATATAGTCGAACATAAAACTACAAGTCAGAAAATCGATGAGCAACTTGAGTATGATTTACAGTGGGACGACCAGATACCTATTTATTGTGGACTTGAAGAAACTTATGATGTATTATATACTGTTATCAAAAAATGCACTTTAAGACTCAAGAAAAATCAATCAGAAGCTGACTTTTTTAAAGAAAGAGTTAATTGGTATAAAACAGATACAGAATCTAAAATAAGATGTTTTAAGTTTCCCGTATCAAAAGAAAGAGTTACTAAACATAGGGAAGAAACATTAGAATTAGCTAGACATATGAGAGATACTAAGCTATTCTATAGAAACAAAACTGCTTGTAATATATTTGGTGGATGTAAGCATAAAAGTTATTGTTTAACACATCAAAAAGGAGAATTACCTTTAGGTTGTGTAAGGAATAAGTATTATAAGGGAGAAGAGTGATGAAAGTGAGATATAATAAGATTAATTTTATACCAAAACAAAAGAAAAGGAGATTTAAAATGTTTGAAATATTTAAGAAAAGGATGGGGTTTACAGAAGAACAATTAGAACAAGCTAAGAGAAAAGCAATAAATTTAGCTATAGAAAAATCGCAACAAGATAATTCCTTAAAAACCCTTGATAAGATTATTGATGTGGAAAAAACCATTAATAATTTAACTAGAAAAGTTTATGAAAAAGAAATTAAATTCATTAAAGATAATGTTGATAAGTTTGAGAAAAAACATATATCAGATATATCAATATTTTCAAGACTTATATTGCCCTATGATGTTTATAGTTATAAAAATTACAAGGTTTTTAATGGTAAATATATAACTATTGATGGCATAGATATATTATTACCAGAATTAGCAAAAGAATTATTTGATTACATTGAAGATTATCAAAAGTATAAAAACAATAAATAAAAAACTGACACCGATTTTATTTATTTTGTTTAACAGGTGTTTATGAAGGAGAAATTATTATGGATATAATAAATATCAATGATGATGTTAAGACTGGAGCAAGTGTATTATTATACTGCAAACCAGGAGTAGGTAAGACTTACCTTTTAGGTAGGCTTCCAGGAAAGACTTTAGTTATAGATACAGATAGAGGTTCTAAAGTTTTAAGAAAACAGAAAGACGTTAAAGATGTTGATGTTGTTTATTCAAGTGGAATGGATCAATTATCTAGTCATTTAGCAGAACTAGAGGGAAAATGTATTTACGACACTGTTTGTATTGATACTTTAACAGAAGTAAGAGAAGCTTTTTTAACTCATCTTTCTATGCAAAACCTTACAAAAGATGGTAAACCTATGTGTGCACCTCAACAAGGAGATTATTTAAGAGCTTCTTATACATTACAAAATGTATTAAGGTCTTATAAAAACCTTGTAGAAAAAGGTGTTAATATAATTTTTACAGCTTGGGAAACACCATTTACTATTACAACAGATTCTGGAGTGCAAATAGATCAATTAATACCTATGGTAGGTTCAAAAAATGGAGCAGATGCACAAAAGATTTGTGGTATGGTAGATACAGTTGGGTATTTAATGAAAGACCCTAACAGTGAAGCAAGGTCTATTATGTTTGAAAGTAAAGATGGTAAATTTTACGCTAAAGATAGAGCAGGAAGAAAAGGTTGTAAACCAGAGGAGTTATTAAATGATAACAATACAAGTGAGAAAGTGGTGGAAGTACCGAATACAGGAACTGACGCTAAAGCAAAGACTGCAAGTCCTGTTACAGGGCAAGATAAAAATAACAATAAAATAGAAGGAGAAAAGTAAAAATGAGTTATAAATTAGAAAACTTAAGTGTATTAGCATATTCAAATAACTTTACGCAATGGCACTATAAATCAGAAGATGGAATTAAATCTATATTGGGAAAAGATTATTTTAACGATGCAACAGATATGTTAAGAGTTGGAGATATGATTATTGTTAATTCTGGTATAGACGCAACACTAGGTAATAATATTATATTTGTTGTAAAAAACGAAGAAGGTGTTGTTGAAACAGAAAATTACAAAGGAGAAAAATAATATGGAACAAGAATGTAGTTGCACAGAAGAAGAATATGCTGAATCTTTTATAAGAAAGTTTGAGTACAAAAAACCTACAGAAAAATCTATTGAGCAAATTAAAAACATTAGAGAAGGCTGTAAAGGGCTATCCAAAATAATAATGGATAATAGCAATTTTTATGGAGGAGACTTTTTAATAGCTCTCCAAAAATTAGAGGAAGTATCTATGTGGGCTAATAAGGCAATAGTATTTTCTCAATCAGAAACAAAGAAAGAGAGTAAATAATGGGACTATTTGACGATTACACACCAAATCCAGAAGCTAAATCAACATTTGAAAAAATGGATGAAGGTGTATATACATTTAAAATCAAGAGTATTGATAATGAAAAAGCTATGTTAGAAGATGTGGCTACAGGAAGTACAATCAGACAACAAATGTTTGAACAAACAGAAGGTCAATTACATAAAGCTTTTGGTACAGAGAATTTACTAGGTGCTACTGCTAAATTAGAAGTTAAGCATAGTGCTGACGGAAAATATGCTAATGTTGTGTTGCCATTCCTTTTACCAGAACCTGGTGAATACAGAGTAAGGATTAAAGAAGTAAAAGAAGGATTTACTAAAAAAACTCCTCAAAGAAAAATGGCTACAATCACTTTAGAGTTAAGTGGAAGTAAAAATTTAGTTAAGCATTGGATGGTTATCCCTAATTCAGATGATGACGAGCAAACAAAAAATATGTTTAATGGAATGATTAATGCGTTTATGGATAGTTTTGATGGAGTTTCTTTCTCTATTAACACTCCTTTGTGGATTGGTAAAGTAGGAGCTGCTAGAATTGGAAACGAAACAACTACTTATGAGGGTGAATTAAGAGAAAATGCTGTTGTTAAAAAATGGTTACCTCTTGATGAACAAAGAGATTTACCTGCTTGGGGTGGTGGAGTTGCTAAAGCAGAAGTAGAAACAGGTACGCCTATAGAAAGTGATTTTATTCCTTTCTAAACACAAACACCTAGTGAGGTTATATGATTTGCCTCGTCCTCACTAGGTTCTTTTTAAAGGAGGAGAACAAAATGAAAGAATCAATTAAAGATAAAGAAAAAAGACTGAGTAAAACTATGGGAAAAGGAGAAGGTATTGATTATTGTAAAAGACTAGATTATAGGTATGAAGTTAAAAGGTTCGAAGGAGATAGAAAACACGTATATGCTTATTTCACAGCGAATACTCTAGGTGAGCTTATTGATGATTTAATGAATCATTCTTTAGGGAATAGGTCAGATGTTGAATACAAAGTAACTAATGAAGCTTATGATGTAATAAAAAGAATATATAAAAGATATCCTGATTATAAAACAAACTATAATTTCAATAAAGATATAGAAGAAGAACTAGGAGAGCTTATAGGGACAACAATGCTTAATAAGATAGTGTCAACATTGGAAGAATAAGGAGGAGAATAATGAAGTTACAACTAGATGAAAAAAAAGTAAGAAGGTTTGTAAAAAATAACAAAACTAAATTAAAGTTTACAGTATTGCCTAAGAGATTAGCTACAAGCACTCCTTTAACTATTAATTTTAAAGAAGCTAAAGCTATGGTTGATAAGAATAATTTTTATATAGAGGTGGAGTAGGTATGGATTTACGCTACTATCAACAAGACTGCGTATCTATAGCAAAAACATCAACAAACGGTATATTTAATTTGTGTTGTGGAGCAGGTAAAACAGTTATTATGAGTCAAATAGATAGACCAGGTAAAACATTACTATTAGTTCATAGAATAGAATTAGCTAAACAAGCACATAAACACTTTGATTGTAAGGTGTCATATTATACAGCAAAAGATAAAGATTTATCTGGAGATGTTGTGATAGCTTCAACTCAAACAATTACAAGACAATTACATAAAATACATTCTAGTCTATTTGATACAATTATGGTTGATGAGTGTCATGGTTATATGGCAAAAACATTTAAAAAAGTTATTGAACACTTTAATGTAAGAAGAAGATTTGGCTTCACAGCTACTCCGAATCGAGCAGATGGTCAAGGGTTAGGTGATTTATTTGAAGATATGTTATACGTATACCCTATAGAACAAGCAATTAAAGAGGGTTATTTATCTCCAATCACTTGTAAAAGAGTAGAACTAGATTATAATTTAGACAATATAAAAATGAATAAGAATGATTTTAATCTTGCAGAGCTAGGCGATGCTATGGAAGGTACTGAATTTGGTATAGCAGAAGCTTATAAAAAACACGCAAGAGGTAAGACTCTTGTTTTTGGTGTGAATGTTGAGCATTGTAGAAAAATATCAGAACAAATACCCAATAGTAAATATCTTCATGCAGGCTCTAAAGATAGGGCAGAGGTACTAGAAGAGTTTGAACACGGAGATTTAGATTGCCTTATAAATTGTATGTTATTTACAGAAGGAACTGATATACCCTGCATAGAGACCGTTATATGGGCTAGACCAACTCAATCTAACACATTATACACTCAAGGTGTTTGTCGTGGTGCTAGGCTCTTCCCAGGTAAAGAATCAATGCTTTTAATAGACTGTGTGTCTGCAAGTAGTAATTGTTCGCTTTGTTCTGCACCAACTTTAATTGGTATGGATATAGATGATATAGTTAATAAGAAGAAATTAGAAGGTGATTTATTTGAGATACCAGATTTTATAGAAGAAGAATTAGATACTCCAGGGCAATGGATTAAAAATGTTAAGACATTTGATTTGTGGGCTAGAAAGAATAAGCTAAAAACTCACGGAGTTAATTACTTTAAATATGCAGATGGTAGAATGAATGTATCTTTGCCAGATAATAAATGGATAGAGATAAGTACACCAGACAGTTTAAGTAGATGTAAGATTACTGCTAGTGGTGGATATGAGAGTGATATAATGCATGTACAACAAGCTTTTGATAGAATATATAGAACATTAAATGAAAAATCTGATGCTGTACCTATATGGAATATTAAGGTAGCTAAGAAGACTTGGGGGCATCATAAGTGGTCTGATAAACAAAAGTATGTTATCAAATCTAAGTTTCCAGATATGATACCATTAACAAAAATAGAAGCTAGTCAAGTATTACAAAGGATGAAATAGAGATGATTAAATTATATAATGGAGATTGCTTAGAGTCAATGGATAAAATTGATTATGACATAGTTGTATCCGATCCACCATTTAACATAGGTTATAAATACAATTCTTATAAAGATAAAATGAAAAAAGAAGAATATTATAATATGTTATCAAGAGTAATAAAAGATAAACCTGCAGTAATTATACACTATGCAGAGCAATTACACGAATTAAGTATAAAATTAGGCAAAGCTCCTGAAAAAGTTATTAGTTGGGTTTATAATTCTAATACAGGAAAACAACATAGACAAATAGCTTTTTATGGAATTAAACCAGATTTTAAAAAGGTTAGACAGCCTTATAAGAATTTAAAAGATAAAAGAATACAAAAAAGAATTGCAGAAGGAAAAACTGGAGCTAAACTATATGATTGGTGGAATATAAATCAAGTTAAAAATATAAGTAAAGATAAAACAGAACATCCTTGTCAAATGCCATTAAAGGTTATGGAAAACATAATTGGTATATTACCTGATAATTTAATAATATGCGATCCTTTTTTAGGAAGTGGCACAACAGGAGTAGCTTGCAAGAATCTAAATCGTAAATTTATAGGAATAGAACTTGATGAAAAGTATTTTAATATTGCAAAAGAAAGATTACACGATGACCAGAGCAACATTTAAATATAAAATAACATTAGCTATGAAAGATTATACAGAGGAAAGACTGGATAATATTTATGATATGACTTACGAGCAAGACAAAAAAAGGCTTTACCCATCATATGATATAAATGTTAAAGCTGAATTATTTATACTAGCTTGTGGGTATGAAAATCATAATTATGTTAAAGCAGCTAATATGATGTATGGAGCTTATGACTGCGATATTAAAGAAGAAGAACTTATTAATGCTGTTAAAAAAAGACTATTACAAAGAAAGATAAATATTACTTGACAAACTGTTTGTGTTATTTTATAATATATGAAGAGAGGAGAACATTATGGAACAATTATTAGAATATGCTTTACAATATGGTTTAACTGCTATCCTTGGGATAAGTACAGTTGTAGCTATATTTAAAGGAAGAAAATACAAAATTGTAGCTGGAGCAGTAGATGTTATAGATACTATTTTAGAATCTTGTAAAGATGGTAAAATAACAAAAGCTGAAGCTGATTTAATTATAGCTGAAGTTAAAGAAGTTATAGCTGATATAAAAAACAAATAAGAAAAGAGAAATAACAATGAAGGCAGACCTCCTTAAACATTTAATAAAGTTTTTTTCATACTTTTTGCCTTCATTGTTTCTTTATAAACAAGGGAGAAAAAATGAAAAACTTAAAAATAAACAAAATACTACTGATATTATTCGTAAGTCAAAGTCTAATAGGTTGTAGTAAAAGTATAGATAACCCAGAATTAATATTATCTTTAGAGTGTTGGAATGAAGTTGTTTGGCATAAATGCAATATAACTAAACATTGGTGGGAAAAGTGTGATAAATGGAGTTGTGATGATTAAAAAAATAGCAAATCACTTTGGTTGCGAAACACAAAGATTAAAATCAATAGAAGAACTTGATGAATTAAAAGTTGAGTTAAAAAGAAAAAATATAGATAGAGAAAAACTATTAGATGAGGTATGTGATGTAGCTATTATGCTTTTACAACTAATATACATATATGGTTTTAGTTTGATAAAGATTATTAAACATATTCTATACAAGATAAAAAGAACAAAGCATAGGATTAAAATAGGATATTATGAATAGATCACATGAAAACCAAAGAGGAATAGATAATGTTCTCCGTATGGAGAAAGAAGAAAGTACTCTTTACGGTTTACATAATATGTATTCTTGGAATAAAATTAAACATAAATATACTTTTTTCTTAGCTAAAATGATAAGTAAAAATACAATACAAGTTAAAAAGTATGGAAACAATAGAGAACAAATAGAAGGATGGGCTAGAAATCACCCTGATTATGTATTTATAGAAAATGGAGAATTTATAATATGAGTAAATACAAACTAAGCAGCACATCGAAAAGAAGATTAAAGACTTGTACGGAAGACATACAACTGGTTATAAATGAAGCTATTAAAAATAGCCCTATAGACTTTGGTGTGTCTGAAGGACACAGGACAACAAGAAAACAGCAAGAATACTTTAAAGACGGCAAGAGTTTATTAGATGGAATACATAAGAAGTCAAGACATCAAAGCAATCCTAGTCAAGCTATAGATTTATATGCTTACGATAAAAAAGCTCTTTGGGATAAAAAGAGTTTGACTCTATTAGCTGGACACATACTTGGTACAGCTAATAGGTTAGGTATTGAATTAGAATGGGGTGGTAATTGGACAAAATTTATTGATATGCCTCATTATCAATTAGCCACTTATACTGGTTGACCTATAGCTGTTAAATATTCTGAACTAAATTCTGTTTCATCTATTAGTAATATATCAAAAGAACCATTAACACCCATATTATCACTAACTTCAAGGACATTTAATCTTATATCTGTTAGTGATGGAAATATATCTGGAAAAGACCTAATATCTTGATAATTACTAGACCCAACATTTATATTAGATATCTCTTTACCAATCCTAGAAACTTTGCCAAAAGGTCTAAAAATATATACAAACTTAGCAAAATGAGTTCCAGAAGCAGGATTTCCTGTAAAATTTAAACCAGCTTCAGCTTTATATAAAAAACCTACTTTTCCTTTTGGTATTGTATAGAGAGCCATAAGTGTTTGATTATTTCCATTAGTAATAATAGCTCTTACTGATGAACTAATCGGGACACCATCTGTTGGGGTTGGGTCAATATGACAATATAAAACCCCTTGTAAGTCTTGTCCTGTATTTCCATTATTTTCTAATCTATAAACCCTCCATAAAGGAGTGTCTAAAGTAACTACACCTTGACCGTCAGTTGCTTTTATTTGTATTACTTCATTACCATTGATGTCTAAACCATAAATCTTTATAGGTATATTTACATCAAGAACATCGCTAGAACTAAGATACTGTATAGGTGCTGTCCCATCAGCATCAAAAACATATAATCCTCCAAATTCCCAAATATCTTCAGGATCAGTTCCTGTCGTTATTATATTATTTTTACCGAATTTAGTGATAGTTGAATATCCAGGTACTTTACCCATATTAACCAACAGATTGAAGTTTTTTGAGTTTACATTCAATCCTCCATCTACTATTTTTGCAGGGGTTGCTCCTACACTTCCATCTATTAGACTTACATTTGCTGCTGTACTCATAATTATTTACCTTTCTTTATTGTTAATTCTTTTTTTTTCTTCTTTTCTTTGTTTCCATCTATTATGTCGCCAATGATAATAGGTGTCTATATTCTTAAATATAAAATATATTACTGTAAGTACTCCTATAAAGAAACCAAGCCAATCAGTAGCTTCAGATACCCATACAGGAGCTGATAGCCCAGTAGGTATTATTACAGCATCTTTTGCTGTGAACATTGTGTGTTTCATTTTATCCTCCTTAAATAAATTGACGGCAATACTTCGCCTTTGTATTCATATCCTTTTAGCTTGTTTAGTATATGTTTATGACTTCTCAAACAATTACATCTTAGCCATAATGTTTTAGGTTGTCTTGCTTTCTGTTTTAATAGTTTAGTTATATCACTTTCATTTATCATACTAACTGGATAACCTGTATCAATTATTTCACAATCTTTGTTGTTTTTAAATTCTAACCTTTGCATAGTAGGCTTATTTCTTCTAAATCTATATATGTATTTACCAATTTTAAGTCCGAAACTACCTTTATAAAATACTAATTCTATGTTCATAACTCCTCCTTCATATTCTTTACGAATTTAGCTATATAATCGCTATGACAAGGTAATGGTTTACAGTGGCACCCTAAATTTATTTTACCATTTTTAGACTTTCTGTAAAGATCGTTTAGTTGATTGATAATTGCTGGGTCTTTTTCAATATGTACTTTATAGTTAAGATAACCTTTATATGACTTAATACTTTCTATAGGAGGAAAATCTTTAAGTTTAAATGGATTACCTAAAGGTGTTGTTCTATCTACTAAATCATAATCTTTTTTTGTATTTTTATCTATGTTTACTGTTCTTATATTAGATTTATATTTAAAGTAGAATTTAGCTATAATAACTATGCATAAAAATAATATAATACCTAATATAACTTCATTAGACATATTGATAATTCTTATAGGAGAGTTATCTAATGTAGATTCTATGATTTCGTTGTTTAAGTTCCTATATTCCATATCGTTACCTTTGAATTTTTTAATTTACTATCTTTTATTTTATTATTTGTTTTTGCTAACTTCAAAAAAGCATTTACACTTTTAAAATCTAAATCTTTCTTCTTTAAACTTTCCATTTTACACCTCTATAATGTTTGAACCCCAGTCAATAGCTTCTAAATCAATAGCTTCTAATTCTGCGATTGTTGTTGCACTTAATATTTGTTGTTTTGCCACTAAATATACTTGTTTTTTAGATTGAAAATATTGTCCTATTTTACCTAAGAATGTTTGTAATTCTAATTTACTTGAAAAAATAATCTGTATAATATCAGATTCTAGAGAAGCATTAAAATCACTAAACCAACTTCTATCTAATTCATTTGTGATAGGGTCTGATAATTGGTCTACTCTTAACTCCCTTGTAGAAGCCTCAATCATTGTGTCTTCTGTTGCTTTGATGTAATATGTATTAGAATCATAATCTAGCCTTATATGAGTGTCTTTATACTCTTGAAACTTTGTTTTAAGTAAAGATATTTTGTCATCTTTGCATTGTTCTAATGTTTTACAGCTGTTCTGAATGCTAACAGCTTCTTCATAAGTTCCTTCAAAGTTTTGACCTCCTACTACTGAATCAAAACCATATCCTATTGTTGTGTTTGTTATGCAATATTTCATTATTTTATCCCCACTACTTTTATTAATGTCATGTTTGTTGCTCCTACTATATCTATTGATGTATCACTATTATATATAACTGCTACTGCTCTTGCAGCAATATCAATAGAACGATTTAGGTATGTTGTATTAGTATCTTCTTGAAACCCTTTTCTAAGTCTTATACAAACAATATTATCAGTATTATTATAATTTCCTGTAAATTCTAACCACTTATATTCATTCATATCATTAAGTAAGTTAATAGTTGATACCCCAGCACTACCACTAAATAAAGTATCTCCACCTCTATATAAAGCTGTTTCAAAAGGTTCTGGTAATCTTTGAACTTGTGAACCTGTTATTATATTTCCACTAGAATCTGTGTCGAAATAACCAATCATCTCTGATTTACCAGCATTATCTAAATTAGTTCCTGTTTCATCATCAAATATAGCTCTGTTAGTTCCTCCATTGTATTCAGTCCAAATATAAATTCTTGTAGAAGTTAAGGTAGGGATAATTCCGCTAGCAAAATCTCCTGCTGTATCTATGTTTAAACTTGTTACAGTAAAGCTTAAATCTTCTGTATCATCTTGTGAACGAGATAAACAATCTGTTATGTCTATTGTTTTTAAAGGCAATCCTACATTATTACTTATAACACCACCATTTATGTAGCCTTTATCATAACTTATATCTTGGTCGCCTGTATTAGTACCTGAAGTATTAGCTAATCTTGTAATATCAGTATCGTTAGTGTATCTATTTGTTGCTGTATCTGTTAAATCATCTGTATCTGTTATATCATTATTAACAATAGGATTAGCTGGGTCAGTGTTATCTACTGTTATATTTGTGCCTCCAACTACTGAGGCAACAGTTCCAGCTCCATCTGTTCCTTTTAAGGCAATTAAATCCCAAAAAGCACTTAACGGAACTATAGGATTTTGTCCTGTGTTTGAATCTTGCAATGAAATATAAGAACTTCCTAGATATTGCACTTTTTCATTTTCTGCATAAGTTGTTCCGATTAACCATTCGCCTTTCCAACCTTCTCGAGCTATTACTGCTTGAGCTGTTGCTTCAACTACATCAGAATTAGTACTTACTACATCAGCATTAGTTGAAGCTACATCTAAACCTGTTTGTATTCTATCTAGTCCAGTTTGGACTCTATCTCCTGCTGTTGCTACTGCATCTGCATTTGTCAATACCACATCTGCATTAGTAGAAACTACATCTGCATTAGTAGAAACTACATCAGCATTAGTACTAACAACATCAGCTGCAGTCAAAGCTGCATTTTCATTTGTATTTGCGTCAGCATCATAAATACTTTGTAATAATTCTTCAGCTGTTTGCGTAGAAGTTACATCAACAGTTATAGCTCTTTTTGCTGTATTAGCATTATCTTGAATTTGTCTTGATAAATTGTCATCACTACCTTCTAGGCTGATACCTGCTATCTTCGCTTGGTTCTTATAATTAAATCCTTGCTTAACTATAGTATTCCTTTTTATAGCTATCTTATCTTGTGGTGTAAGTGGGTCTCCAGTTAATGGATATTTAACTGAACCAACATTTGTTTCTGCATCGTATGTCACTGTGTAAGTAGCTGGGTTTAATAAATCTGAAATTAAAGCTCCGTCTAAAGCTAAATATACTCCTACATCATCTGTACTTGTTACCCCAAATGTGAAAGCCCAGTCTACCTGCGAATCATTACCTACATATGGAAATTCCGTTTCCGTTACTGGTGTACTCATATTTATTTCTCCTTCTTATATATTATTAATTATTTTTATTCATCTGTCAAGTTTTCTATCAACAATTTAACCATTTTTTTATTTGGTACGAAACTAAGTCCACTATTTATTGTTTTTGCTACCCACTCATCTGTGTCTTTGTCTGATTCAAATCCTAATGATGACCTTCCTGTTTGATAAACATTGTGTAAAAATACACCTGTATCAGTCACTGATGAAAGAGCTGGTGTTGAGCCTTTAAATGTGCTGCCTGTAGAAGCGTTTAATGCTCCTGTTCCTGCCCCAGGTATCCCTACTAATGGTGTTATTGATACCATATTACCTGTGACATTTCTCCACATATTTTTCTTCCATTGATTTATAAATCCACCTTCTTCGTCGTCTTCATCTTCAACAAGACCATTTATGGAAGCTTCTATCATAGCTTCTATTGCAGCTGCAGTTATTAAAAAATTGAATGCTAAAATTGAAGATCCTATTTTATCTCCAGCACTCCATTTTTCCATAACATTAGTTTTTATACCCATGAAATAAGTCATGAATGGATATAAAGGTCTAGCCAGTCCTTTTAATAATTTAGGTTTAGAAAACTTAGAAGCATCTACTTGAGTTATTCTCATCATTGAAGCTCCCCAATCGGCAGCTTGAGCGTCAGATAACCCCATCTGCTTACCTTTCATTCTTCCTGCTTCAAATGCTATCTGGGCTGTTAAAACAGCATCTGTATATCCTACACCAGCAAATCCTAATTCAAATATTTGGTCTCCAACCTTAGAAGCTGTGCTTTTCCCTTTTAATTCATCTTGTACCCCAGCAATAGTTCTTAATCCATCTTTAGCTCTACCAGTAAAAGTTGGATGATTTACTGCAGCAACTGCTCCATTTGGGGTTAATCTTTTTGGGTTAGTTAATACTTTACTTGAGGCTACAGCTAAATTTCTAGCTCCAACATAAGGTATTGCATTTAATAACGCTGTAGGTTGAACCAATGCAGTTTTAGCCTTAAATGCTATAGCTACAAACTTAGAATACTTATCTATAAAATTAACAATATCATTTTCTCCAGTTGAATCAAATATTTCATTATGCCAGTCTCTCCAAGTTTTAAATCGAACATCGCCAACTATTGATGAAATTTCATTTCCATTAGCGTTAAAAAATTCTCCCATTGATTGATATGATTCTGCTGAGTTTATATATATTTGAACATTATGAATATGTTGGAAAATCCTATCTCCAGCTAAATCTATATTACCTTCTATAATCCCAGTTCTTTCTTTTGTATGGTTTGCGTTTAATAATACTCTAGACATCCTCATAGAAAAAGTTTCGTTAACAGCTTCACTTGCCCCTATTCTTTCTCTAAACATAGGGTAATATCCACCTTGGAATTTTTTTTCTTTAAAGTTAAATTCAACTCCATCTACTTCTGACATAGCAGAGTTGTTAATTTTAGAATATGTCTTTTTAGTAGCAGGTAAATCTTCTTTTAAAAATTTCCAAGATTTTTCAGCCATTTCCATATATTTTAATGGAATAATGCTCTCAACTTCAGATATTTGCTCTGGCGTTAATTTTAATCCTTTATTATTACCTTGCTGTCTTGCAATTATTAAATCAGGGTTTTCTGACATATTCTCTATTTTTTTTAAAGTTTCATTTCTACTCTCTATAGTTCCCCATTGGCAAGCAACTTGGAATATCTCTGCATCACTTAATTTTATATTAAGGCTAGGTATTGACTTGTTTTTTACTGTATTTAATCTAAACATATCATTGTCTTTTAATAAAACAGTGTAAGCATCTGCCCTTTTACCACCAATATCATTGGCGGCAGCTAAATCTCTAAATAAAGGCGACGCCAAATCTAATTGAAAGTCTTTTCCAAGAAATTCAAACATAGAAGACTCTACTCCAGTTGTAGCTTTAAAGTCAGCTTTAATAACTATATTACTATTTGAAGTTACTTTTTTAACTTTACCTTTTTTAGAACGTAAATCTTTCATTATCTTATCGTAGAAAACTTTAGTCCCAGCTTCTAAATTAGAACCTTGTCTCTTATTAATTAACTCAGATTGAGTTAAAACACTATTGGTTATTTCACTTAAAAGATTAAAATCGAAATATTTCATTTCAGATAAATCTTTTGCTCCTGTTAATAAAAAGTCTTTATTTTGTTTAATAACATTGACGTCTAAAGAAGTTCCTTCTTTGTTTTTATCAATCCAAGAATCTAGCCTTTCTTCTAATCCCGTTGTGCCAGTTACTTCATATTCAAAGGTAAAATTATTTAGTATAGATGCTATAGTATTGTAATTATCTTGACCTAAGTCGTTTATTATGTTTGAACTTTTCATTTTATTTTGAGTTAATTTATTAAATGCTTTTAATTGTTCTTGAGCATTATACCCCTCTTGTGCGATAATATGATTTAAAGCAGCTAATTCAAAAAAGGAACTTGCTTTTTCGTTATCATTTATAAATGCTCTTAATGCTAAATCAGAATTTTTAGTTTCATTATTTCTATTTTTTTCTACATTACTAACTCTTTCAATACTCATAGTGTCAAGAAGATTTTTAGCTTTATCAATTAAGTTATTTTTAAAATCTTTAATTTCTGCAACAGTTATGTTTTCTCCCCAAACAGCTTCAGTAACTAATACATTTAGTCGATTATCATTTCTTAAAGCTTTATATGGGATATCAGATATATCTTCTCCAAATTCCCTATCTAATCTTTCTTGAACTGCTAAACTAGATTTTTGGGTTGCAGCTTGTTCTATAGTTGTACTCCTTGATAAAGAATCTAACATAGAAGTCGCATCTACAAATCCAACTGAAGTAGCTAATATTTCTATATCTGCATCCTTATTAAACCCTATAGAACCACCTTGTTTTATATATTTTTCATCAATAGAAGATATATTATAATCAGTATCTTTTATATTTTTACTATCTAACTTTCCTTGGGATACTATAGCTTTTTGAGCTTTATATACTGGTTCAGTAGATAAGTCTTTAATTGCTAAATCAAATTCTTTTTTTCTAAAAGACTCTATTTCTTTAGAGTTTTCTCTTTTATTTCTTTTTTGATGATTTTTATAAACAATGTTATGTTCCAGTATTTCAGCTTTTTCAACCTGGTCTTTATAATAATCAGACTCTATATCACCTCTGGCTATAAGCCTATCATTTTCCCTAGCCACCTTTAGTTCTTCTCTAGTGACATATTGTAAATCAAAATATTCTTTTATCTTAGGATTAACTTTTATTCCTCTTTTAGAAATCAAACCATAAGTATCTAACATTATGTTTTTTATAGTTTCAAAAAACTTTTTAAGGGCAAAGGTAGGAGCTGATCCATTTATCATATATTCTTCGTTCATTTCAGCTAAATCTTCAAGATTTTGTTTAGAAAATCTCTCATTCTCTTCCAGTCCAAAGTGATTTCTAACTCCTTCAAAAGTTCTTCTAGAATCATCATTTAGAGTATTGTTAAAATATGCAGTTTGCATAAAGTCATCATACCAATGCTCAACTTCATGAAATAGAGTTGTTATATTATTTCCAGAAAAAAGAGATATAACTTTACTTTCTTGATTAAAGCTACCTAGCTTACCTTCTTGAGTTTGTTGAACTTTTTTAGCATCTTTTCTTATTTGCTTTAATTGTTTTTTAGCAACCTTATCTTTTGTGTTTTTGATTATTGTATCAATATTTGTCCCAGAAATACCTTCTAATTTACCTTCATCTCTAGCTTTTATAATTAAAGCTCCTTCTATTTCTGATTGTTTAGAGGTTCTTTGTTCTTCTGTTAAAGGAACATTTTTAACAACATTTATATCAAATCCTTGCTCTTCAAAAAACTTTTCTACATCTAAATCTGCCCCGTCCTTTAAAGCTCTTTTCGCCCCTGCGACTCTCATAGCAGAAGAAGTAGCTAATATGTTTTTTTCATTTCCAGATAAATTCTCATTTCTTTCTATTTTATTAGAAATAATATCCTCAATAGCTGACCATTCAGAACTTTTTCTTTCAAGTTGTTTGTCAAGATTCACATAATCAACTAATTTTTTATCTGATTCTGATAAATAATTTTCATTAGATTTTATATATTGCATACCTTCTTGTAGTAATTCATCTTCAATTCCTATTCCTGCAAGATATTCAGCAGCTGGCAGAGTTATATCTTCATTGGTTTCATTTAATGTTTCCAAGTCAATATTTTTTTCTACAGCGGCAAACCAAATACCAAACTCCTCTAGAGTTTTCCCTTCAAGTCTTTGTAGTCCATTTTCTTTTAAAGTGTTCCAGTTTTCTACACTAATAGCAACTGGCTGTCTAAACAGATTACTATTTATAGCTTTTTCCAATTGAGGACTATTAACTAAGTTACTTTCTTTGCTTTGTGTTTGTATATTATTTAATTGTGTTTTTAACCTGTTGTTATTATATTCTTGAGTTATTGGATCTCCGTCTCTTTTTTTAGTCCATTCTGTCTTATTCTGATATACTTGTCCAATAACACCACCAGCAAATAGCACAGGTGATCCATATTTTAACATATCAAGTATCTGTTTATTTCTTTGGTTTAAAGGCTCACCACTAAATAAATTTTCTATATCACCACCAAGGTTTTGTAAGAATGTAACCCCAAAACTTAAATCACCAGTTTCAGTATCTATTAGAGTATCTCCTAATAATTGCTGAGTTCCTTCTTCAAGAATTAACTCTCCAAAGACTCCTTTTGCTCCAGCCTTAGCTAAGCCACCAACTCCTAGTACAACTTTTGTTCCTGCTTTTCTAACCAACCCAGATAGTCCTAATCCAAATATTAAATCAATTTGTTCAACTCCAGATTGAGCTATTGATGTAAGTTTAGCTTTATCATAAGCATCAGTTATGTTTAATTCTGGATTAACCTCTCTTAATCTTTCAATATTCTCTCCTTGAGAAGCAAAAAACATTTTACTGAATGCATGAGCTAGTCCACCAGTAAATCCTGCTGCACCACCTATTGCTGCACCAGGAACACCAGCGATTGTCCCTCCTGACAATGCACCAGCTTTAGTAGCAGCTATAGATAATCCTAGGAACTCTCCAGTTGTTCCTGTTAAGCTACCAGTAAAATCTAATGTTTTTTGAACAAATGTAGTTGGTATTTGACCTCTAACATTTGCAGCTCTCCTTGAATACATTTGAGATTTTTCTAGTAATGAATTAGTCTTATCTACTTCAACATTAGGATTAGATGCTCTTCCTTTTAAATAATTTGCATTTAATGTATAATAACTTCTTTTTGTTGCATTAGTGTAATATTCTAATAAATCATCTTCATATTCTGGAAGTTCACTAAAGTTTCTATTAAGTTGAGCTTTATTAGCTAAGTCATCTAAATAATCAACAGAAATACTATCAAATGGTTTTTGAGAAATCGTGCTTAATATTTCTGGATAATTTTTTACAATTTCAGCAGCATGATTATTATTCATTCTAGTAAGAACACCACTATTCATATAAGTTAATGCAATTTCCTCTTCACTAGCACCTAAGTCTAATAACTGCTGTGCTTGCCCTGGATTTAACTTAGGATTTAAAATATTTCTTTGAACATCTATTTCCATTTGCTGTTCTCTAAAGGTTTTATACATTTATCTTCTTCCTCTTGTTAGGTTTTTTATAAGTATCTCTTTCTGTAATTTATCTATCTCAGACCCTATGCTATCTAACGTTCTTTTATTAGCTTCTGATTGAGAAATTACTCCGTCTTCCAGTAAGCTTTGACCTATTCTTACATTTACTTCTTTTCCAAATTTATCAATATTAAACTGTTTTTTTATTACTATATTTAATTCTTTATCAGCATCAACAAATTCCTGCATGCTTTCTATAGTCTCTGAACCAGAAAATCCACTGGCAGATGCTTGTTGAACAAGGTTTATATATTCATCATTTGTTATGTTGTTTTTTTTGATAAATGTTTTAGCTTTATCTCCATCTGTATCATAAAGAGTTGTTTCTATTGTAGAATCATCAAATTTATCAATATCAAACTTATTACTTGTTATTGCTCCCTCAACCATTTTACCTATATCTTCTTGTGAAATAGGATCATTGTCAAAGTTTTTGTTAAGTAATGTAATCATTGCATTAGAGTATTGATAATATTCTGCTTGTTTTACAGCTGATAGTTTGTTAATTTTTTTAGTAGGAGAATATCCTAAATAATCTCTAACAAGTTTATCGGATATTTTTTCAGCATTGGCATAATTTATATTACTTACTTTATCTAACATATCTAGTAATGTTTTTTTATCATCTCTATTTAATCTCATATTTTCATTTATCGCTCTTCTTGTAGTTGATCCAGTTCTTGCTCCAGCCATAACATTATTAAATACTTCTGGGTCAGATATTATAGTGTTTTTAAAATCAGATTTTAACGTTGTTATTATTCCCCACTCACCGTTTTCTTCTAGTGATTTTGTTTTTTCATTATAACTTTCTAAGGCTTTTTCATCTCCAGTTTCTACAAATCTAGAAATATCATCTCTAGCAGATTCTACAATATTATCTATAGAATCTTTATATGTTTTTTCTTGAGTATCTTTTATTGATTGTACTGCAGATTGAGTATCGTTATCAACCATTTTATCAAAAAAATTATCTCCTGCAAAGAAAGTTTCATCTTTATAAAAATCTTTTAAAAGAGATTTTTCTGCCATAGTAACTCTCTCAACAAAATTTCTTATATTTCCAGAGTTCATTTTCTTTTGAGCCTCTGTCATATCAGTAATATCTATTCCATTTTTTTCTGCCCACTCCTCATTATTATAATATGTAAACTCTCCAACTTTAGATTCAGCTCTAGTTTCACCATAACTTTTAGACAATGAAACTTTATGTTTATTATTAAATAAAGACTTACTAGCATCACTAACCTGCTTATTAGCATTAGCTTTTTCCATAGTAGTAAAGGCTTGTACAACTTCTCCGTTTCTAACCATTTGATCTAAAACTGAGGTTGTAGTCAAATCCCAAGATTTCTGAAATTCTATATCTATAAACTCTTGAGGCTGACCTGCGTGTAACTGTTCAAATGCTACCATAGCTTTTATTTTAGTGTCATCTTGAGCTTTTTCATCGTTATTAAACAAAGCAACTACATAATTCTGGTTTGCTTGAGAATATTCAGCTTCTTTTAATTGATTACTATATTCAAAGTTTTCTTTAACCTCATATGTTTTTATATTCTTTTTATAATTAGAAAGGCTAGTTGAAGCTCTATCATAAAAATCCTGCTCTGCCTCTCTACTACTAAAGTTCAGATTATTTTTATATTCATCATTCCATTGATTAAACTCATCTTCTAAACCAACAGCATTACTACCATTCTTTAATTGTAATTCTTGACTTTTTGCAGAAGCTTCTTCATTCCATTTTAAGTACTCTCCAGTACCTTCATTTTCAGCTTGTTGCTCTTTTATTTTAGCTAAAGCACCAAGCCTTTCTTGTACAGAAGCAATACCTGGAGTGATAAAATCTTCTTCAGTTCTTGCTGTTGATACTCTTGATGATTCAGAGCTTCCTACTTTTGTATTATTAAATATTGGTACTGCCATTTTTATTCTTCCTCTGCTTTTACTTCAGTGTCTATCCCTGTCATAGCTATACTGCTAACTATACCAGTAATTCCTGTTATTATACCTGCCCTGCTTCTTATTCCAGCAACTTTTCTCATATAATTAGATTCTATTTTTGCTCTTTTAGACTCAAAATTAAAAGAATTTTTCTTAGCTTCTGCATCGTAATGTATAGCTGCTATTGTTTTATAATATTCACTTTCAGTATTTGCTATAGTGTCAGCATATGAGCCTGAGCCAGCAGCAAATCCAGAGCCAGCAAAATATGATAACTGTTTCCCTTTTGTTTTATATCTTTCTATATTTACTATCTGAGCATTTTCTTGCCCAATTCTAACAGCTTCATCAGCATCTTGAGTAGCTAATAATGCATTGGTTGCATAAGACCTAGCAACATCTCTATCAGCTGCTGCAGACCTTAAAGTAGCACCTATTCCACCTACAGAACCTAGAATATCGCTTGATAATTTTATCTTTTCTATAGTGCTTAATTTTTTACCAAATATACTTACCATAATTTATCCTGTTCCTTCTATTGATTCTACTACTGTTATATTTAATATATTAAACGGTAAAGGGTAATTATTTTTAATAAATATAGTTCCTTCTAAAGCATTATTACCTAATAAATCAAGATCTACTTTTTCTGAAGTCAAAGGTATATCTGTATTAACAGAAAGATTGTCTTGTTCAGGAAGTTCTTGATATTTAGCGTCTTCCATTGAAGTTTTCCATTCAATCCCTCTAGTTCTATATAAATCAACAAAAGCCTTAATATCTCTCTTAGACCTACTTAAAGAAGAACCAATATTATTTGAAATTATATTTACAGGAACAGTTTCTATTAGTGCTTCAAACTGTAATCCTATAGTTATTTTACTATATGTATCTTCTAGATTAATTTCACCAGAACCATCAACTGTTAAATCCATTAAAGCATCACCGTCAGCTAAAGCAACAACATTTTTGTCAGCAAGCCAAGTTAGTCCTGTAATCTTATCTGCTGTCAATATCCAATCAGATGTAGTTACCGTTAAAGTATTTGCTACTGTAACATTTTTAGCATCTGTATAAGTTAATATCTCATATCTAACTCCAGCTATAATAATATTATCTCCAACATTTGTTGGTACAAAAACATCTGTAGTTGAAACCACATTACCTGTTGTGATTATAATTTCTGTTGATTTTTGTCCATCATATTTAACACCACCATCTACAAACCAAGCATCAGAAATATCATCTGTTGCTAAAAACTGATTTTTCATTAGCTCTATATGTCTTACTCCGTCTCTATTAACACTTATGTATATTTCATCATTCCTTGCTTTTTCAACAGTGCATATAGATTCAAATGTTCCATCTGTTTCTAAAATTGTCCATGCAGCAATATTTTGAGATTTTAAATAAGTTAAGGATAACATTTTTCCATCACTCCTTGGGGCAAATAATCTTCCTTCTGGACTACTTGAAAAAGTAAAATCTAATAATGAATAACCATCAAATAATATTTTAGAAAAAGCTCCTAAATCATCTCCATCTAACCCTGCTACTTGTTGTTTATATATAAAATCTGAAACTGTGTTCTCATTATTTTCTAAAAATAAAAGAGATTTTCTTGTGTTAATTGGGTCAACTGCACTCACTCCTATTGAAGATTCAATATAAGCAATCATATCAACGTTAGGCGTTCCTTTTATTCTCCAAATAGCTCCTTCAGTAAAGCAAATTAAATCATCACTTAATTTAAAATGACTTATCTTATTAACTTGACCAGAGTCTAGTTTTAAATCTTGAACTGCTTCATTAGTGGCTTTAGTAGATGTAACTGTAAAATTCTCAAAGTCAGCTATTCTACTCATCCAAATAGTATTTGGTTTATTATTTGTCCCACCAAAAACAAGTCTTTGTTGATAAAAACCACAAGCAGTAGGGTAGTTATCAGTTCCTGTAAAATCTGTAAAATTCTCTGGAGGGGAAGATGTATTATCTGCTACAAGACCAGAATCCAATTTAGAATAACTTCCTGCTCCAGTCTCATTAACTATTGCTACAAGATAAAAGAATATTCCTTCTTTTCTATAAATCCTAAATTCTTTAATATCACTTACATCAACTGGAGGATTCCAAGTAACTGTTATAGGCGTATCGTTTAAGTCTATATCGGCTGTTTGAGTTATTGAAGCTACTGGCTGACCCTCTTGTCCTAAGTCATTCACGGCAGTCACAGTATATTCCCAATCAAAAGAGGCTACTATGGGGTCGCTTATAGATGAACCTAAACTTAATACCTGCTCTACATCTGGAACAAATATCAAGTCTTCTAAAGTCCAGTTTATATCTGTTTGTCTTGTTAATTTTGCAGGAGGATGGTTTGGATGTGTTAAATATAGCACATCTGCAGACTGTGTAAACCTTATATCAGTTATTTCTGCTTCTGTATATGTTGTTATTACTTCAACTGGAGTCGATGGAGCAGATATTAATTGTCCACCATCTCTGTAAAATCTTATATATAAGTTTCCAAACTCAAGAGCATAACCCTGAGTTGTATTAAATGTAAATGGTATTAGTCTATTTTTGCCTTTAGCATTAGCTATATATTCTGTTCCAGGTCTTTTTGATAATGTACCTGATGATGTAACAAATTCATTATTACCTTGGATTATTCCTAATCCTTGTTTTCTTAAGTCTATATTACTTGCTAATTCTGGAGAAATAATCCCAGCAGCAAAACTAAAGGTAGATACTGAAGTCAACATTTTCTGAGAAACCTCCTCTAGCATCTACATAATAATTATAATTATCAAATTCTGTATCCTCTTGCATTGCAGAGCTAGACATAGCCTCTTCTTTAGCTAAAAGCAACTCTTGCAATAGTAATGATTTCTCTTTAGCATCTATTTTATATATATTTGCTAATTGTCTTGCCAACTCATATGCAAAATAATTTACAAACAAAGGGTCTAGTATAGCATCTGTTTTAGATGTCAAATTAACCAATGCTGTAGCTGTCTCAAACTTAGTATGTATTTCTTTTGTTAAACCATTAGCAGATGGGAACACCTTCCATAAATTATTATCTGAACCTACAGACAGGGTTTTTAATAAACCACCTTCTATAGAAACCTTTTGTACTTCTAATACATCAGATGGGATTTGATAAACAAAATCAAATCCATTGTAAGCCTCCTTATTTAAAGGGGCTAAGGAAATTTCTGTTTGAGAAAAAGACCACGGGAAAAGTTGAATAACCCTATTTAATGTAGGTTTATATATTCTTCTTAATCTTATTGCAGCTGTATTATTATCTGTTTCTAGATTAACAATAGTAGCGTCTTGTCTAGCATGAGACAAAGCTAAGTTGCAAATTTCCGTAGTATCTGACATTATTTATCTCCATTATTTTCCTCTAGGAAAGCATTTATTTCTTCTTTTTTGCCAGTCCCTTTATAACCAAGTTCTTTAGCCTTAGCTAATTTTTCTCTATGTTCTTTTAAAGGGTCTGTCTTTTCAACACCAGTCTCTTTTTCTATCATTCCTTCTTTTTTTTCTTTATTAGCAACTCTTAATTCGTGCTCTAATCTTTTAATTTTAGCTTCTGGAGTTTCTTTTAAAGCATCTTTTTCTCTTAATAATTCTTGTTCTTTATTATATTCTGAAAGAAGTTTCCATGTTTTTGGGTCTTTCTTAGCAGTTTCTTCTGTTAAAATAGCTTTATCAAATGGTTTATATAATCCACTCCCAGCTATATATGTATTCATT